CCAGTTCTCTTCCCACACCTCGAAGTGAGCGCTTTCAGGTGATAAGGGGGCAGGGGGAAGGACTAGGCCGAAGGCTTTGGCATCCTCTTGGGACTTGTCCTCCACCTCCTTACCGCCCTGCGCCCAATATCTGGCAGCGCCCTCTAGTTTCCCGCCTTAGCCCCGTCGAAGGTCTCGGTGTAGGCCTTCAACACGCCGCGGATCCAATAAGGGTCGTCGCTGAACTCCCTAATGGCCTCCAAAGAGAAAGGCACAGCCTTTTGCTCTTCATCGGTAATACCGTCCCAGCCGAGCACTACCGCCTTGAGCAGGATAAGGTCCCCCTTCTCACTTAGCGCTGCAAAGTCCTTACGGCCCAGGCGCTTGAAGGTGATGTCGAAGGTGCTGCTATCGAACACGCCACCATCGGCGGGCTCTTCAACAGTCACAGGCCAGGTGAAGGTTTTGACCTTTTTGCGGACGAAAGCCATAAGGTTTATGTGTGTCCTTAGAAGTGTAGGGCACAGACAAAAAAGCCGCTAGGCCGGTGAAGGCGTAGCGGCTAAGTGGGGTGGCCCGGTTAGAGAGGGCGTGGGGGTTAGGTGTAGACGAGGGAGAACTCGTCGTTGCCTGCGGTGGAGGGGATAGCGGTGTAGGGCATGGTGATCATGTGGATCCCATCCAGGTCGCTGTAGCTCACGTCGCCGATGTCAGCACGGGTGCTGACGAAGTCGACGATGTTGCCTGCGGTTTGGCCGTGCTGGAACAGCAGGCTGCCGTAGCTGCCGTCAGTAAGTGCAGCAGTGAAGTAATCCTTAGTTGCCATAAGGACAGCTTCAATGGTCACGCTACCGGAAGAAGAACGGTCAGTGATAAGCACTTGCTTAGGACAGCCGACAAGTTCGCGGTAGATGATGTTGTTGCCAATGTCGAAGCTAAGCGTTTGCAGACAGCCGGAGTAACCCAGCAGGGAGAAGCCGGTGGTGTTGTCGCTCTTGAACAGACCGGGAGCTCCCTGGTTGGCGTAGGTGACGGTGGGCAGAGCTTCATCGATCGGCGGGTTGTAGATGCCGGTGAAGGTGAAATCGAGCGTTGGGATTTGGCCAACGGTCGCGTTCAGCACGAAGGTCCCGCGGGAGCCGGTGACTTTGTGCAGCACGCCATCAATGTTGTAGTAGATGGTGCAGCTGCCGAAGCTGGTGCTAACGGGGGCGTAGGTGACGCTGGTAGCGGCTACGACGGTCTCGGCGAGGCCGCAGGCCAGGAGGGCCTTGGAGTAGCCGGGTGCGGTGCCCACAGCGCCGGAGCCTGCAAGCTCGACGGAGAACGTGCATTCCACGCGAGTGTTGGCCAGCAGCTGCTCTGAAGCGCCGAGGTACGGGCGGACCAGGTCGCGGCTTACGAGATCACTCTGCTGGGGAGTGATGTTCAAATCCCTCACCAGAACGGCGTCTACGCCGGTTGGGATTGGATCCGTTCCGTAGGTCGACTCCGACTCCAGGAGAATCAGACGCTTGCGAGTAAGAAGGGCCATTGGGGGGTGCCTCTAAGGGGACAGGGGGCAGCGTCCGCTGAATGAGAGTGCGGATGCCAGTTTCTGGGTCAAGGATGTAGGAACCACCCTGCCCTTGGAACTCATCAACCACAATAAGAGGGGTGGGTTGCAACGCCTCAACGGGAGGCGCTTCTTCCGGTGAGTGCTCGTCCATAAGTTGGTGGGTCAGTGCTAGGGCAAGCCTAACTGAAACCTGTGCTGAGGTTATCTACGTTGGTGCGATAGCGCACTAAGTAGCCGCAGAAGATGACGCCGACTGGGGTATCGCCCTCTTGAAGGGTGAACTCGGTTGTGCCTGGCTGAATGTCGATGCACAAGCCGCCCAGGGTTAGGTCGGACATGAGGCGAAGGTGGAGCGATTCGATGATGGCATCGGCCGCCTGGTCAGGCACGTTGTCGCGCATGATCACCACCACGCGAATGGCTAAGGACCAGTCGAGGGTGGGTAAGCAGGTGTTTTGGGCGGGGGTGTCGCTTACGGGCTCGATGATTAGGGCGGGGGACTCGGCGCGTGCCAGCGGCTCTACGCGGCTGCGGTAGATGCGGGTGCCGACGCCAGCGGTGCCAGTGAGTTTGGTGCGGATGGCGCTAAGGATGCGTTCCCGTGTAGTGGCCACTAACGCACCTCAACTGCAACAAGCCGACCACGACCAAACGCAATATCTTCATCCCCACTCTGATTAGCAATAAATAGGGCTACTTCGTCATTAGCTGCCATGCTTATCATCCAATTAGTCACCAACTTAGCTTCTTGGCTGCTTGAGCCGGTGAATGCACGGCATTCTGTTTGGTCGATAGCGGTGCCGTTCTTGGCCAGCTTGATGCCTAAGGTTTTGTTGTTGCCTGTGTCAGTACGAGCATCGATGCTGCCGTAGAACTGCATAAGCTTGGTGGCACCGCTGGTGTTCTTTACGGCAAACGCATCTGTGGTGCCTAAGGTCATGCCACTGGCAGTGGTGCTATCAAAAGTACCAGTAAGCCCAGTAGACACATACACACTCTGCGTACTTATAACGATGGTGCCGGCATCCATCTTGCTTACCTGGCCGCGTACCAGCTCGGCTTCGCTCGAGGTGACGTAGTAAGAGAGGGAGGCCCAGCGCGTGGTGCCGTTGCCTACTTTGAAGCGCAGGGTGTCGGTTTCGGCGGCAATTTCGCCTAGCCGGAGGATTGGGTTTGCGGTTGTCCAGGATGTGGACGTGCCGCGGCGGATGCGGATGGGGGCAACACTGCTCATGGCTTTCCGCCGTCTAGTTCGTTACCCGTAATGTAGGTGGAATCGGGCGCACCACCGTCGACCTCTGGGTTGAGCTGCGCGATGCCTAGGTCGTCTACTTCGGCCTCTGGGCCGTCAGCGTCTAAGGGGGTGAGGGAGGTGGTGTGGGGGGTCTCTAGGGAGCGCTGCAGGCTGAGCTGGACGAACACGCCGTCAGTGAGCAGCATCGTGGTGCGGACTGTGTAGGCGGCCCCGTTGACGTTGAGCTGGGAGCCGTACAGCAGGTCGCCGAACTTAGAGGCTTGGCAGGTGAGGGTGTAGTCGGTGCTGAGTACTTGATTGTCGACGATGATCTCACTGGGCATGTCGAGAATGCCGAGACCGGAAACGGCGCCAGCAGTTACGCTGACGCCGAAATCGGACAGGTACAGATCGGAGTCGTCAGTAAGCATTGGGCGGGCGCGAAAGCGCGACTTACTGGTACTTCTTGACGCCGAGGCCGGTGACAGAGATGATCGAGCTGGCGGTGCCGGTCTCTTCGTAGATGTTGACGCGCAGGTAGCGCTTCACATCGTCCTTGGAGATGGCCACGCTGCCCACGTAGGCGGCGTTGCCGATGTCGGTGAAGGCACCGCCGGTGATGGCGGTGAAGTCGCCAGCGTCGGTGGTGTCGCTGTGCTCCATGCGCACCTTGAAGGCGGCAGAAGAGCCAGCGGCGGTGGCCTGCATCACGAACACGACGTCGCCGTCGTAGCCGAGAAGGTCAATGGAGCTGCCGGCACCGGTGGCGGTGACGGTTACGGGGGCGTATGCAGCGAAGTGCTGCAGCGCCTCAAAACTGCGTTGGCTGAGTGCCATGGCTTAGTCCTCTGGGTTGGGGGATGAAGTCCGGCGGCGTGCCACCGGTTTGACTGGGGGTTTGACGGCCGTGGGGAGAGGACACACCGGCTCAGGTGGGGGCTGAGGGGGGTCGCAGGCCACAGCGCGTTGTAGGCCGATAAGCAGCTGGCCATCACTCACGCTGAGGTCGAGCACCTCCCCGGAAGACCGGGGGGTGCCCTGAACCATCACGTCAGTGGTTAGCTGATACCAGGCCATCAGGCGTTACCGGAACCGAACACGAAGGCGCCGGGGTTGCGCACACCGAAGTCGACGTCTTGGAAGGCGACGATGCGGGTGGTTCCCTTGGTGCTGTTGGTGTAGGGGTCGACGGTGATGTCAACGCCAGACCAGAAGCCGAAGATGGCCTGCGAAAAATCGCCGAATAGTACGTTTGAGCCCACCAGCTGGTTACTTACGCGAGCGCCGTAACCGTTGACTTCGTTGTTGTCCCAGATGAACATCTCGCTGTTGGTGTTGCGCAGCGTCTGCTTCAGAGCGCCACGAACGTGAGCGTTACCCACATAGAACATCGAGTCGACGTCCAGGTTGGCCACCGCAATGGTGGTCTCCATGTTCACGTAGTCGGAGAAGCCTCCGAAGTAGTACGTGGTGCCGCCGATGACCTTGTTGGTAGCGGCGTCGCTGGTCAGGGTCTCGGTGCCGATGCCGGTGATGTTCTTGATGCCGAGGAGGGCAGAAGAGCCGCCGAGGCCGTAGATGCCGGAGGAGTCGATCGCCAGAGCGATGGATTCAGCCAGGTCAGCGCGGACCAGGGCTTCCACGTCCAGGGAGGACTGCTGCATCAGGCGCCGGGTGATGTCGACGTAGCCGCCCAAGGATTTGGGGGTCATCGAGATTTGGCCCAGGGTGATGTTGGTCTCACTCACGGCCACATCTTCACCCACCCAGTAAGCGGTGGTGTTGCCCGACTTCTTGGGGATGTCAACGTTGCCGACCAGGCCGGTCAGCGTGGTGACGTTGAGGCCCAGCAGAGCAGAGCGGTTGCGAACCAGATCGATGAAGGAGCCGGTCAGCAGTTGGGTGTCGACGACATAGCCACCAGCGGTAGCGACGCCGGCGGACTGAGGTGCCCGCTCTTGCGTAGAGGACATCACGTCCCACGGCATCACCACCCCCTTAGCGGCCCGGCCGAGTTTGGTCTCGGCGGCCTTGGAGCAGTCGAGCTCGAAGGAGGCGGCGTCACGGGAGGCCCGGTCGGAAGGATCAGCCAGGTGGCGGATCACGTTCATCAGGCTGTAGCGCTTGACCTCTTGGGGGCTGAGGCCGATAGAAGCGGCGCCGTCATCGTGAACGCGACCGGCAAATTCTTTACGGCTGCGGCCCAGTTGGGTCAGTACAGCTTCGCGGGCTTGCTCGAGGGAAGCGTCGTTGTTGATCAGTGAATCGGCGAGGTCGGCACCAACTTGGTGCTGCTCACACATGGCGCGGATGTTGGCAACCCGATCACGCTCAGCAGCCCGAGCGGCGGTTTGCACCTCCTTGATGTCGATGGATTGTTCCATGATTGGCGGTACGGGGGATGTTTCAGTACCGCGCTCGGCGGACTGCTCAGTGTCAAGCATAACGGGAGAGGGTTCGTGTGCCTTAGTGGGTGAAGGTGGAATTTGTTCTTCAGTGTCGTCTAGTGAACGCCCCAGCCCGACTGTTTGATCGGCGGGAACGCTAACTGCAGATACCTCCAAAACATTCCACTTACTTACGAGCATGTCGCCTTCGGCGGACTCTCGTACTTCGCCTATTTCGTAGGCAAAGGATACGTTGCGTACAATGCCGGCCTCGATGTCTTGGCGGCGCTTGTACTCCTCGGTGCCCTTCTCAGAGGTGTTGGGGCTCCACTTGACCTGGGTGTAGAGGCGGCGGTCTTCGCCCAGCCAAGTGCGTTCGGCGACACCGAGTACTACATCGCGATTGTGGTTCCACAGATATGCGCCGCCATCGTTCATGCGGGCCAGGTCCATGGAATCTTGGTCATGGACTAGCACTTCTCTGCCCCACCAGCGCTCGACTGGTGCCTCGGAGCTGAAGCTGAAGGTCAGGCCGTCCTCAGCCTTCTCTTCAACGCGCATCCCTAGTTGGACCTCGCGTTTAAGGCCCTCCTTATTGATGCGCTTTAGATCGATGGCGGGCATAGCTTTCTCCGGCATTGCTTTGCTCCGCCCACACTAAAGCGTGCGCCGTCTAATCGAAACCAACACCCACTTAGGGCTGCGACTTACAGCACCCGCTTAGCGGCGCGGCTTAAGTCGGTGCGAAGGCGTAGGGGTTCTGGCTCGTCTTCTAAGAGGAGCTCTTCAAATTCGGGTTCGAGCTGGCGTTGGGGTAAGTCGGTGGGGGGTGACTCGGCAG